TAGGGGGACCACTGGATGCGATTAAGCTGCCCGGTAATCGCACCCAGCATCAGGAATTCACCCACCTTGGCGCACCTTTTTGCCGTGGGGGGTGATCCCGGAACTGCTGAAAAGCTGGTGTCGCTGTCAAGATCGGTCAAATACAGCGGGGAATTGCCAACCGCTGTTGCAAACACAAAATCATTGAAGCGTGCAAAATCCCAAGCCTCATCCAAGCCGGGGTCTGTGATGCCTGCCGTTTCCGTTATCGTGCCGGAAATATAAACGAATAACTTGCTGTCAGTGCCGCCAACAATGATCCGCGTGGCGTCGTTCTGGAAAAACTGCACCGCGCCCTTTACATTTCCGGTCACGGTGTCGCCAAGACCAAACGCGGCAAGGAACGGTTTATCCGAACCAGACGACGGAATGACGTTATCCGCAACCACGCAGCCGGGGTTTTTGTAATCCGGCATTGCGGGCAGCCATTCGCCGAATAGGATTTCTATTTCGCTACTCATTTAGGCACCAAAAACAATCCGGCATTGCGCGTAACCCTCATTACCAGTGCTTCCGTAGTTTGCCCCGTGAGGTCTTGGTAATATATTCGCTATGGAAAGCCCTCATTTCGCCTTGTTCAATCACCGCGTATTCTTGCGCCCGCTTTGCATCGCGCAAATAATTCAGGCACACACGCTTGCAGGCTCCAGCCTCAACCATTTCCAAAGCCTCGTCAAACCAAACGCTTGTGTGCGCCGTCAACGTCGGAATTACGGGCTTGATGTTGCCGGAAAAATAAATCGTGTAAACAGCGCCCGGTGTTGGCCAGATGCCAATGCGACCGGCATACAGGCAATATCGTTCCGGCGTTCCTGATCCGCTGGTGCCTTCTTGCAGTCGTTCAAATCCTTTGTAGCTTGTCTCCACCATTCCATCGTTCAAGCCGGAATTGGTTTCGCGCATGTACTCAATATCAAGAAGGCTGTTGACATTGACCGCAGTGCGTCCGGTGTTGTCCTGATCCCCGCCAGCATCCGCGTTCGATGTCATGTCAAAGGTTGAATACCATTTCGTTCCTGAAACGGTCGTAATATCGCAAGCAGCAAATTCTGTCAGATGCCAAGGCTTACGATTGTAAAACGAGATTGCATTGCCGATTTCTGTGTAAATTTCCGCAGACAGATCGGTAATTGTATCCGCAGCGGCGTTCACGCGACCAAGTTTGTTGGCTACCGAAAGGGCGACTGTTTCAAGGGTCATGCGCCAATGCCTCACGTCCGGGTGCTGTGCGTGTTGTGGGTTGCAAAGGGCCTTTAGGTGGTGGCCCCCCGCGCTGTTTTAACTTAAGGCAACGGCGCCGACGTTTTCTATGATCGTGCCGTTACCGGCGCTGTCAAAGTAAACAAGAATGGCTTCGTCTGGCGCGTTCAGCGTGACAATCGTTGCTGTACCGTTCCACGTCCCGCCTGTGAGCGTGCAAGTGTGCGCCGCCGTGCCGGATGCTGATGTATTTTTCACCATCAAGAAACCATCGTGCGCACCAATGACCGCCGCAACTGTGGCTGCGATAGCCACCGACGCATGGTTGAGTTCAAGCGATTGAACCCCGGCGGTTACTGCGCCGGATGCCGTCAACTCTTGAACACGCGCCGAAACATCGGCTACGCGGTTGATTTCCGTTGCCGTTGCCGTCACCGTAACCTCATTGATTACCAGTGCTTCCATCTTAACCGTGTCGTCTTGATTTTGGGAATTGGTTCCCATGATCGTATCCTTTTCAATTTAGGAAGCGGGGCAACCAAGCCCCGCCGCCGATTGGGTTAAGAAGCGGTGTTGTCAACCAGATACATGACATAAGCGTAGCCAGTACCCGCAGTGGGCGCGGTTCCGGTTTCGTTATACGTCAAGGTGATTTCAGCACCGCTCGGGTGGTAGCAATCGCCCGCTGTCGCCATTTCGTCCGCCACAATCCGGCCCGCTGTCGTGAGGTCCAGAAGTGTCGCATATTCATTGGGATCATCGGTTGTACCATCACCGGCGTTTCGAAAGCCAATGTCCAAGGTGTCAGACGTGCCGCTATTAAACACGGTGTTGATGACAACCCCGCCGTCAATAATCATGGCATTCGCTGGCACCCAGCCCATTGACAGGGTTGTGTCGCCGTCTGCGAAAGTGAAATCCTTCCGCAAGTAGTGAACCTGATCGGTTTCGTACTGGCGTCCTGTTTCAACAGTCATAGTTCAAGCCCTCCTTATGCGCCTGTTGGTGCGGCTGCGTAAGATGTGCAGACCATTGTACCAAAATCTTCGGCGTTGGTTGAACTGTCATCGGAAGGCGTGAATACGGTTTTCTTCATCCCCCAGATGGCCCCGGCCGCAACACCCAATTTGTTGTTGTAGTCAAAGCTATTTTCAACCCATGAAAAACGGCTCATTCCGTTCTCACTGCCAAAGGCCATTGTCAGGGCTTGCGCACCACAAAGAACGGCGCGGCGCGTATCAGAAACCGCAGCCCCTGTTGTGCTGTGAACCCCCAAAGTGACGTAGTTAGATTTGTGAATAACCACGTTGTTGTATATGCCAACAAGGTTTGACCCGGTAAACAGCGGATTTTTCTTGGCGTCTCCGCCAGCAATGACCGCCTTTTGAATATCCAGCCATTGACCCGTTGATGTGTTAAGCCGCAAATCATTGACCTGATAATCGTGCAGAAACATTACATACATTTCTTGACCGTCAATCCGTATTGGCCGGATTTGTGGGCCTGTGCTGTCAATGTCGGTGTTGGCCGTTTGGGCCTTCACAACTGCCGTGTCAATCAAATCAAGCGTAAACGTGTCTGACGACGTAAGCGCCTGGTCCGTTGCCGCCGCTGCTTTGCGGAAAATACGATTTGTTGACGGTGCGGTAACAGTGTTGTGCGCTGTCTTAACACCCGACGTTTCCACGGTATTACCGCAAAGATGGTTGAAACCAGATGTTTCCATCCGACGCGCCCACCAATCAGAAAGGCCATTACGGCAACGACGCCGCATGTCGTATGGAACGCGCTGTTCCGACATTTTGCCTTTGGACGATGCCGCGTGGCGAAGTTGGTTCAAAATCACGGCGTCATCAAAGAATTGCAACGCTTCTTCGTTGCCTTCCAGTGTTGCGTCGCCTTCGATACCTTCGCCGTTAAGCTGGATAACCAAGCCACAAGTGATCTTGTCACCCGCGCCGGATTTGAGGTCAGTTTTGATCTGACAAAGGTTGTCTTCACCCTTGCCGCTAAACTTGCCAAGATAGGTTTTTTTCAGCGCCTCAATGGCGAGGTCTTTAGACCAAATCTTTACGGCAAGTGGATCATTTACCCCGAATGCAGTTCTAGCCATAGCTAAAATTCCTTCGTTTATGTTTAGGTTTTGGGTTGCCGTTTCATACGCCGAAACTAGCGAAAGTAGCTTAACGCCCTACAATGGCGAAGCGGGGGGATTAGGCCCCCCCCGGTCCAATTGACTACTAACCACCCATTGCGCGGCGTTTGTCTGCTGCTGGCACAAGTGCCTGTTCTTCTTCACTCATATCCGCCAAAGCCTGCGCTGTCAATTCCCCAGTCTGTTGACCGCCACCTGTATTGGCCAGATTGTTGTTGGCATTTTGGGCTGCTGTTAGCGCCGCAATCTTCGCTGCCGGAGCCGGATTTATAGGCACAACTGCCGCCGCCGCTTGTGCTGGAGCGGCTGGCGCAGGCGCAGCACCCGGTACAAAACCACGGGCAAGAGCCTGTTGGTATACCAGCAATGCGGGGTTCAAACCTGACGCAACACCTGCATCAAATATACTGTTGGCGTCCTTTTGGATAATAAGGCCAATATCCTTCTCAGACCGGCCCAAATTTCGCAGTTCGTTTACGCGGTGATCAATCAAATGGCTATAAGCCGCGTCATAATTCGCTTCTGTCTTCCGATAATCGGCCTCAAACTCCGCAATCTGTCGTATTCTCTGATTTTGGGCGTTTTGGGCAGCGGTGTTTTTGTTTATGTCCGCCGTTCCCTGTGCCGCCTTTGCGTGTTGAAATTCCGTGTACTTACGAAAACCGTCAGGGTCTTCAATCGGGTCAACGTAAGGCGGTTCTGTTTCCGCTGGTTTTGTGAGCGTGGCGATTTGTGATTGCAAATCCGCCAACTGTGCGGCCAATGCTTCATTCGCTGCCCTTTGCGTTTTGTTGATTTCCCGCGCTTCGTGCAAGGCCGCGTGTGGTACCATGTCCTGTTTTGCTGGCTCTACCGACTTCTCTGCCGCTGCTGCAATCGCTGCCGTGCCGTTGTCCGGCTTTGATTCAGTAACAGGCATTGAAAGCGGCGTGTCGTCGTCACCTGCGTCAACCGCGGCCTGTTCTTCCGCCGTTAAACCTTCGCTTTCAAGTGCAAGTTCATCGGTGCCGCCTGCTTCTTCACCGACAATATCTGCCACCGTTGGGCTTTCCGGTGCGGGTTCAGGTGCGGCGCGGGCTGCTTTTTTTCGGGCCATTGTGTTTTGTCCTTTCTAAGACGAAAGCCGGGTGCGCTCCGGTTGGGCGTAACCCCGTTGTTAGGGTGATTGTTCCAGTAATTCTTTACTGATTATTTCAAAAACACCAAGCGCGGTGGCCAATGGCATTCCTTCGTATTTTTCCATGTTTAACACATCGAACAAATCTTCAAGCAGTTCGACCGCCCGTTCTTCTGGATGAAGCCGCTTGCCGCCCTTAATAGGCTTTAACTTTAGAATGCTCATGCAGGAGCGCCCCCTCTGATCATTTGGCCTGCAATGCTGGCCTGCGCCTCAAGCGGGGCAAGCTGCATATCCTGCTGGATTTGGGCAACCCGCGTCTGATCGAGTAAAGCTTCCTGCTTGTTTTCCTCTATTTCGCTGGTCATTTTCTCCGCCTTCAACTGTTCCAACAACAACTGTATTTTCTCCATCGGGTCTTGTTCTTGCTGGTTGTTCCGCTGTTCTTCGGCCTTCGCCCGGACCTTCTCAACAAACGACGTTGGCAATGGTGAATATTCCATAATGTCGGCCCAGTCGTCCAAACTCAATCCGGCCTCTTGCAGCAGCGGCATCATTGACTCGATCACAGACCACGCTTTTTCCTTTTCGTTGGGCGCGGATGGTGCGTCGTCGGTGATAACGTCATATTTGATTGTGGTGTCATCCAGGGCCATAGGAACATATTGCGCCTGTCCCTCTTTAATAATTCTAACCAAGCGGCCTGTTGGGGCAATGTGCTTAACCAAGTAATGCAAAATGACCTTGCCCTGCATGTGCCGATAATACTTCAGCGCGTCAAAATAACCCGCAAGTGTGGTCATTGCCGCCTGCTTACGCTGGTATTCCAAAACACCAGGCTGGTTAGCGTCACGCAGCCCCAACAATTCCATATTCACGCCCGACGTGTCCCGAATGGATGAAATCGCAAATTCGGTCAGAGACATTAGCGCCACAGGTATCTCTACCTTAGGCTTTTCTTCCACACGGCCAAGCCCGCCGTCTTCCAGCCATGTCACGCTGTCCGATGCAGCCCAACTGTCTTCAAAGTCCCGCGGGTTCTCCACGGCACTCTTTTCCGCCATAACTCCACCCTTGGCATTCGCGGCAATGATATGCTGTATCTGGCTGAACCATTTGTTCGCGTATTTTTGTGGGTCCACCATGCAACGCAGCAATCCGTAAAACCGCTTTTTCTTCCGATCCCAATGACCCGTGACAGGAACAAACGTGCAAGCCTCATCATCCGGCGTGTTCTGGTCAATAATCGCGTTGGCTCCCAAAAATGCTTGATACCAAACACGCTTGGTTAAAACCCGGTGCTGGACGTTCTGACCTGTTTCCTTGGTCAATTTATCAAACCGGGCCTTTTCCATTTCAACCCGATCACCAGTCAACGGGTCAGCAAACTCCACCAGTTTCTTTCGTTCCCAGCATTGAATTTGAACAACCTGCACTGTGTCCGGCTCATCAATCTCCGCTTCATCTTTTTCCGCAGCGTATTCGTCACCCGCATGATCAACGGTTTTACTCATATCACCATCAGAAACAGTGGACTTGGATAACCACCGGGAACAGTCTATGTCGCGCAACTCAACGCCCTCAAACCGCTCCTTGGCTTCCTCACGGTCCATCTTTTGAACGCGTCCGGCAAATCTTTTGTCGTCCAGTCCTTTACGGTGGGCGCGTCCATCCCAAAACATTTCTGTCGGATCAATGCGCTTGGCGTCCGGTTCGCCTTCTTGGTCCGCCTCAAAATCAAGTGAGACCTCTGTCCATCCCAGCCCGCAAATCAGCATATCCTGAAAAGCCGCACTGTCTTCATCCTCGGCACTCGCCTGATCCCTGAACCACTCAGCTCCCGCTGACAGGATTTCATTCGGCTTGCTGTCGCCAACTTCGCGCGGAATAAACCGTACCTCTGTCCGATTGTTAATCTCTGAACCCGCAACAGCGGCCAAAACAACGGCAACCCTGTTGAACACCAGCGGCACCCGGCTCGTTTCCTCAAGGTCCGCCTTTTCCTCGTCATTCCACTGGTGCCCGTCGACAAAGGCAAAATCTTCATCTGCCTGATCTCGCCATTCCGCCTGGGCTTTTCGGGCCTCAACCGTCCATTTTTTCAGGGTGTCAAATGTCAGTGATAGTTTGGCCATTTTACCGCCCTTCAATGGTTATAAATTCTCTAAAATCTTGAATTGTCATGCTGCCCACGCCCCCCTGCGTTTGCGCGGTGTGCGCCTGTTGGTCGATGTTGGCGGGCGGTGCGCAATACACATTAACCCAAATGCGTCAGCACCGTGGCTACTCCAGTCGTGATCTGGGCCAAGCCCTACATCGCGGCCCGCATCCTTCTTTTCGTGATACCAACCCAGAGCTTCACGCCCGTGTTCTGTGCGCTCATCGTCAAAGCGACATGACGGCAACAAACGACGGACGGCCTCAATTCTGGACCGTGCTGCGCCTGCGCCTTGGTTCGGAATGATCGTTACCTTGAAACCCGCCTGACGTAGTGCGCTCTCGTAATTCGCTTGGTGAACCCTATCATTTGTTGCCCCATCGTGGGGCAATACGCAACGGCCTGTGTAGTTGTTATCCCGCAACCAAGCGACGTGCGTTGCAAGCGGCTGGCCCTGCGCCTCGTAGTAATCCAGCACCCTGATTTCGGTGCCAATAAATTGAACAATCCATATCGCGCAAGCGTCCGACGTTTTACCGGTACCGCCAATATCCCAGTAGCTTCGGGTTTCCATCAATGGATCAGCGTTGACGTGCGCTATCCGGCCTTGGTTCTTGGCTTGAATCAACAACTTGGAAAAATACGCGCCCTCAAGCACAACGGCGTAGCCACCCTGCCAAATATGATCGTACTGTTCCGGGTTTTGCTCAAGACAATCCAAGCGCTCCTGTTCGAGCACTTTTGGAAACCACGGGTTTTCGGACCAGTTCGCTTGGACCACAACGGCGTCGGTTGGCATTTTAGCCCCGCGCAGTAGTTCTTCAATAGCTGCTGTTTTGCGCGTCGGATTCCAACTCGCCCATATTTCGGACTTATCAGCCCGGATCGTGTTGCGCAAATAGGTGATTGACCGGTGCGTCATTGTTTGAGCTTCTTCAATCCACGCGCGGTCAACATCTTCCAACGATTTGATGCTTTCCGCTGTGGCGTCCTGCAGGCCTTCAAACATAATCACACCGTCGCCGGGCGTTTTAATCACATCCTGGAAAACCTTGAAGCCGTCCGCCTCACCCAGTCCGTACTGGATCAACTTGTTTTCAATCAGGCGTTTTGCACTTTCTTTCAGGGTTTTTTGAACCTCTCTGACGCAAACAGCTCTCAATCCGCGATGATATTGTGCGTCTTTGACCGTCAAACCAGCAAAAAAATGGCTCTTGGCTGAGCCTCTGCCGCCATGTGCGCCCTTGTAGCGATGAGGCGGGACAAGAGGCATGAACACTTCCGCGACCTGCATTCTGACTTCCTTTGTCGGGGCGTTCATTTTTCGCCAACTTTCACCGCAACGGCGTCGATGATTTCCCCCTCTGTCGGCTCTGGCAATGCTTTGACAACTTCAATCGTGATTTTGTTAACAACCGACGCGTCAGGGTCGGCAGCATATTCGCGTTTGTCTTTCCAATCCGCGGGAAATCGATTTCGGACGTTAAGCGAAAACATTTGAGCATTTACTTGCGCTTTTCCAAACGTGTGTTCACGGCCTTTTCGCTCCCACCACTCCTGCGCATATTGCATTCCTTTGGTAACGGCGTCAGAAAATGTTGGGTTAGACTGTCTCCATTCGTGCATCGTATCGCGTGAAATACCAATACCGATTGCCATTGAAGCTATTGTGTCGCCACGCTTGCCGATTTCAATAACTTTTTCGCACATTTCAGGGACGTACTTTGTTGGTCGTCCTAATGGCATAAGGTTAACTATCCACAAGGCAGGCTATTTTATCACCTTTGGCGATGGGTCCGAAAATCTCTGTACCTGCTTTCATCATTTGACACCCTGCTCCGGCGATTGTGGCGGTTGGTGATGTTCCAAAAACAAGCCAATTGTCACCGGCTGCGGTTACTCTGCAATAATCGCCTGTGCCGGCCGCGCCTGCGCTGGTCGCTGATGTGCTGTTGTCTAGTTCTTCGGAAATTGTTGGATAACCCATAAAGTTTCCGTGGCGGCTGACTTTCCCAAATGCGATTAGAACCTGCGCCATTTTTACCCCGTGGGATTTTCCGATGGGTTATTCTTTAAAAGAAGAGCGGGTTTTGTGTCAAGTAGCCAATTGGTTTTTTGCTTTTTCATAACACGTCCTTTCAAACCTAATCATGCCACCCGCCTTACGATTGATGCGTGAAACCGCGCCAAAACCTGATTGATTGCTGTTTTGTGTTTTTTAGAGAACTTCCACAAATCCGCATAGCGCCCGTGTGTTGTGGCCAATTCGGCGAGCATGTCATTTGTCCAGCCGGGTGGCACGGTTATGCCCTC